TTTATCTCTGATGTCCATAGATTTCTCCTAATTTGTTTGTCTAATAACTATTTCGATTCCGTCACCTCTACCAAATGTGATTATACCTTGATAACCTTCTACATCTGTTTCTATGAATCCAGAACCTCCTGCAGCTATAATTATATTTATGACTCCATTTACATCACGGAAGAACACTAAATCGCCATCTTGTTCAAAGATATTATATTGCGAATCTTTGTTAAATCCGACTGTTGCACCTCGTAAAGTGAAATCCCCTACAGAAGAACCTCCTGCTTGTGTATCTCCTAGAGATACTTTTGTTTTCTCCAACTCTTCTATAACATCAAGTAAGTCGGTTAAGAAATCGACATCTAAAAAGTCGATGTCCAATTCTGAAAACTCTAGGTCTTCTGTTGTTTCTGCCAAGGCATCTGTTTCTAATTCGTTGAACTCTAAAAAGTCAACATCTAATATACCTTGGTCTTCATTTTGTTCGTCTGCATATCCCTCTTCCAAACTTTGTCTTATTGCAGGTGGAGGATTTACGATGAACATATTGTCAATTAAGTTAGGTGTAATACCTTGAACTACAACTGACTCTGTTGGTGGCATATCATAAGATGATACTACTGTAGCGGCATATGCCTCTGTTAATACTACTTCACCACCATCATTGTAAACTAATATTTCTCCTGATGACATTCCTGTTTCTTCATCAGGTAATAAAATAACCATTGTCCTTCCGAGTTCGTCAATGGTTGTTGTAAAATCTGTCCCTCTCATTGTGATGTTTGCAGTTGGTGTTGCAACATCAACATTTTGTTTTTTAATTCTATTACCAGAACCAGAGGCGAATCTTGATGTGCCTCTTACCATTCTAATCGACATCTTCGATAGACTTGGGTCTGGGTCGTAATATGCCTCGTCAATATAGACAAGGGAGTTTTCAGTTAGTGAGAGTTGTTCTTCATCTAAAAACTCTATTAACATTCTGCCATTGGCAGTTTCTGCTTCATCGTATATGTTGACATCTGAACCGACATCTATATCAAGTCTATTGTTCTCTCTTTTAAGAGATGTGACACCTATAGACTCTTTGACATCACCAATGGGTTCGGCATTTAAACCAAACCCACCAATGATTAAAAAGACACTAACTGTCGTTAGAAGAGTCTTTCTGATTAATTTGAATAACTGCATTGTCACTTGTAATATCTAGAGTGATGTGTGCATCAGGTGAACTACAGGAGTTTCCTGCACCACTGACACATGTTCCTGATAATTGATTAATATCAACATCAGCACCATCTCCAGTTAATTCAAAATTCAGCTCTTGTTCGCCATCTTTTTGCAAAGTGTTAATGTTGTTTGAGTCACCTGTTATTTCAAAGTTCCAAACTAGGTCATCACTTTCCCAATCTACATCAAACACATTACTGTTTCCGATTAAAGTTAAATCTGCATTTAATCTTTCTGCACTCAAAGCAAAGCCTTGGTCTAAATCAAATTCATTAGAGTCTCCAGTTATAGTAAACTGAATACTTGAATCGTCAGCAGAACCTGAAGCACCAATGTTCCAATCTATTTCAGTTGAATCACCAGTTATGATTAAATCGTAATCGGAAGAATCTGCAACAACTGGTCCAAATAACAAGTTTTGATTACCTATCATATCTAAATTTATATCCAAAGTATTACCAGTAATGGTCATAGCTGAACCAGAACCACTTGAATAATCGTTCAGACCAACTTTGTTACCAAAACCAATTTGGTCAATGTATAACTTCAAGGTATCCCCTGTTTGTGTTATCATAACCTCGTTATCATCAGTTGCTTGTGCGAAAACGAATGTTGAGCTCATTAATAATACTAAACTTAAAAGTATTCTATTCATTTTCTTCTCCTATGGGACCAACTTCATCACCACCAATTACTTCATTGGCATTATCATACCATTCCTGTAATTCATCGGTACCATCTTCTGATGGTGTTTCAGAATAGTCCTCAATAACCCAAAAACCTCTATCATGTCCTTGGTAAATTAATTCCAACACGGCGGCTTCAATAGCACTTCGTGTTGCGTATGTCACTGACTCATTATTACCCACGCCGTCCTCAATCTCGACAAGTTGTGTTCCTTCTTCAATAAATCGGAATACATCTCCCCCAGCACCATATGAAAGGATAGTCTTTCTGGTTTGGACATTTAATAAAACTTCACCTGTTAGAACTGATACAGCTCTCATGCTAATAGTGACAGCATCCTGACGATACCGCCTACTTACTCCAATACCAAGTGTTCTTGCGCCTCGCCCACCTGTCAATATATTGGAGTCATAACCAATAATTCCACCCTCTATTATAATTCCTGCGAATAGGAGTGGATTCAATTCTTGATATGTTTCTTCTTCGTTTGCTTTTGCAAAGTCTTGCCTTGCACTTCTTATAATTTGTCTTTCTCTAACTAAGTGGTCTATACCACTTCTTTCTACAACTCTAAACCATGTGCCACCACCAGCAGTTTTCAATGCATCTATTACCATTGGTGTAGCACCTTGTGTGACTGCTGTAGAGAAAGATGCAACATTGTCTTCTTGTTTTCTTTGACCTGTTAAATCCATAAACTTATAAACTGCAACAACAGGTTTCTCTTTTGCTGGTGGTAAGTTTAATAATTCTAGGTGTGCAGGTAATCTTATAACCACTGGACTTTCAACACAAATGTAATTTCGTGTCCATGATTTTGCAATTCCAGTGACTACATCTTTTCTGAAACCTTCTTCAAATCTTTTGGTTTCATAAGCACAATCTGCTGGGTTATCACTCCACTTTGGCACAGATGCACAGCCAGATAGTAAGAGTGTTAGACTAAGTAAATATTTAACCACTTCCATCGGGGTCTTGTCCAAAGTTTCCGGTTCCAATTGGTATTTCGATTACAGTTTCAGTTCCATCGGAACCAACGATGGTCATTCTGATAAATTCAGAACCATCTTCATTAGTAATCACTTCGTATGTTACCGTGTTTCCTTCTAATATGAAAGAACCAAATCTAACAGAACCATCATTTGAGAACATAGACTCGACAAGTTGTTTCGCCATTTGAGCGTAGATTCGGCTTTCTAAATTTCGTATAAATTTTGCAAGGGTTGAATTATCTTCTTCCCTTTCTGCAGCTCTTCGTGCAGCCTCTAACGCTTCTTCTATTTCCTTTTTACGAGAGAACTCTTGGTTCTCAATAGTGAGATAATGTGCTCCAGTTCCAACACCACTGAAACTAGGATTTTTAAATTTATGGACTATCTCTGATGCACTTAGAGGTGCAATGAGCAACATTGTTAATAATATTGAATTAAGAATTTTCTTTTTCACTTTTCTTCTCCTTTAATATCTGAGATTCTCTATATTCTAATACAGTATTGAGTTTCTCTTGAAGTCTTATTTGGTCTTGGTCCAACATTCTCATTTGGTCAATAAGCTTTACTAGAGTCGTTTGTTGTTTATCAATCTGCGGTTCTAGATTCTCAGTCACAAATTTCCAGACAAAGTAGATGAAATATCCCATTGCTAATGCAATGATAATTGGAAACCCAAATTCATTAAGCATGTCTGCAACAGGAGAAAGATAATCGATTTCTAAATCTGTTATATCTTCTATTTCGCTTGCGTTAATCTCTTCTTGCATCGATACTTCCATCTTCTACGAAATTCTCAGCACGAGCAACCCTTTCTAAATCAGGTTTGAGCTCAAGCGCTTGCGATATTAATAAGTCAATCTTAATAATATCGTTATTCATGACTCTCGCTCTATCTTCTAACATAGCAATAATACCTGTAAGTCCCTTAACATTGTCAAGAACACCTTCAAGGATATATCTTAAAGTTAGGAAAATAAAGAAAGCCATAACAAGAGAACCAAAAATTGGCGCTCCGACTTCAGCTAAAAATTCTATCCAGTTCATAATATTACACCGTTATTTATGTAAATGAGTCGCTGGATTGCATAAAAAAAGGGACCAGAATGGTCCCTTTCTTAAAGTCTATGTAAGACTTTTACTTTAATTGCGAGTGTATCTCGTTGATTACTTGAGCTTTAGTTCCACTCTTCTTAATTTTAAGAGAGTTTTTCTCAGCAAAATCGACAAGTTGAACTTTAGTTAAAGTTTTAAGTTCAGCTTTCGAAGTAATACCGTTGTTGTTCTTATCTGCAACTACTGGTGCCGGTGCCGGCGCAGGAGTTGGTGCAGTAGAACTAGATGAACTTGAACTCCCAAAAAAGTCTTGAAACTTCTGAGGAAACGCAAGATATCCTACAACTAAGATAACTGCTATTGCAATAACATATTCCATAATTTTACCTCTTGCTTTTATTATGTAATTACCATTATACTTGGTAACCTAATAATCAACAAGGGGTTTTTTGGAATTATTTGTCCTTTGCTTTTCCAACATTCAATGCGAACCAATCAAGGACCTTATAGGCTTTCTTGACTAGACCATCGTCCACTGGAGTTGGTGTAAGAGCTGCAACTAATGATGCACCCATTACTAACCAAGGGATAACTTGAATTATCCTTATGATGTATTCTATGAATTCTAACATATTTACTCCTGTTAAATTAATTAACAGAGGTATTTATGAAATCGAGTTGCCGATTGAGTATTTTTGAGTCAATTTCCACTCAGATTTCTCTTTATAAGGTATAACTTTTATCTGAGATAGTGGTGCTCTTGGGTCTGCAATTGAAGTAGGTATAACTACTGATACTAGATTCCATTGTCTTAATAAGTCAATGATAGTATTTCTTCTAGCAATATCTCCCTCATCAAAGTTGGTTGGTTTACCATCTAGTTTGAATAACTCTTTGAAATGAACGATATAATATTTGCCTTTTTTGTGGAGAATATGACAAGATTGAAACAGTTCTTTTTCTTTTCTAGATGCCACACCTATACGAGATAAGGTTTCTCTTATCTTCAAGAAGTCGTCCTTTTCAGGAAAGGTAATTTCTATTAGGTCTTTTACTAAATCGTATTCATCCATTATTCTTGCCACCAAGTTTCATACTGTTTTTCAACTCACGATACTGTTTGTCATTTAATAACTCTAGATATTCTTTGGCTTTTTGAGTTGATACACCAAAGGCACTCTTCACTGTATCTAATTTCTTACTTGTGTAAGGTTTATGCCATTTTGAAAATCTTTGTCTTTTTCTAAGAGTATTTATGAAAAACAAGTATTGAAGACGGCTGTCCGTGCTATGTCGAACATTCATCTCGTTTACTAAAAAGACAGCATCTTGATGGTAAGATAATGCTTTATTGATTAAGAATGGTTGATAGGCTTTCTCTTCGACATCATCAACCATGATGTCTTTTTTGTCGTAAGAGACCGACTTTACAAAATCAAATGGATTTCTTTTACCCATTTACCTTTGACTATTTCTGACATAAGAACGAACAAGTTCTTCACCTGTTTTCGCTTCACCGAATCTATGAATTTCTTTTCCATTCTTACTTCTGACTACTACGCCGTTGTTGTATTGAATATCAGTGACACTAACTCCATCTGCGGTATCTTCTGGTCTATCATCATACCACATACTATCTAATGCGTGGATATGTAGAGATTTAAAACCCCACGCCCACTCTTCTGCCTCTAGCAAAAGTCTTTGATATTCTACTTTTTCTTTGTATTCTGTCATCACTTAAATTTACACTCCGACATTATTTCAGTTAAACATGCAACGAAATTTATTTCACTATCCATTGCAAATGCAGACTTGTATTGATAATCTGCAATAAACAATACACATGCAGGTATTGAAGATGGTTCCAATCTCTGTTCAAGTGCATTAAATACTTTTCTATATAGAGAATTGAAGTCGTTATCTGAATTCTGACCAACCCATTTTCTCATTCCAGACCAGTTCTTATCTGCCAACATATCAATTAAAGGTGTAAGTTTTTCCTCTGAAAGCGTCGCTAATAGACCACTATCGATAACACCTGATGCACCATATCTCTGAACTTCGTTGATACATCTTCTGAAATCTGGAAAGAATTTCATGATAAGTTCTACTAAAACTTTCTCATCATAATCAATTCCCTCGTCATTACAGATATACTTTAATCTTCCCAATGCCTCCATAGCGAGTTTTTGTTTCTCATTATTTGGTATTGCGAAGTCAATTACCGTGCATCTAGAGTGCAATGGCGCTATGATTCTATTCTTATAGTTGCATGTAAAGATGAATCTACAATTAGCGGAGAACTCTTCTATGAAGTTCCTAAGTGCAGGTTGAACACTATCCGCAGATATGTAGTCTGCCTCATCTAAAATAACTACTTTTGGACCACCTGAAAGTGATACAGTAGATGCAAAATTCTTGATTTTTGTCCTTAAAGTGTCGATAAGTCGGCCCTCATCACTGCCATTTATGACAATAAAGTCTGCTCCTAACTCATTACACAACGCCTTAGCGACGGTTGTTTTGCCTGTTCCTGCCGTTCCACACAATAAAAGATTAGGTATTTCCTTATTGGAAACAAATTCATTGAATGTTTTTTTGACGCCTTTAGGCAATATTGTATCGATGATTTCTTGTGGTCGATACTTTTCTACATATAAAAATTCTTTATTCATAATTTAAGGTGAACAAACCCCACCGAGTGTTCGTGTATTAGACCAATGATGATGAGTTTCTAATACTCCCATGAAAAGAGCGGAGACTGGCGCTATTTCACACATTATATATTTATTAAGCACTATAAGAACTATCAGGTTCTAAAGCGATAAAATATTCAAGGTCTATATCTTTATTCTTGAAATGAGATATACCTTTCGATGATACTGCAACTGCATAGTTGCCATCTAAAACTTTCAAGTTCTCAATCTTGAAGTTCATGGTGAAAGTAGAACCATTTCCCTCTCCTACTATTCTAGAGAAAGTATTCGAAGTTGGATTCTTCTTATCGGTTACTTGTAGTTCAATTTTTGAACCATCTGATGTCATGATTAAATCATTAACGCCTAGAACTGAAGCAGCCTTCTGCAATTCTTGTAATAGTGTTGATGATAAATCAATATTAATCTCTGCCTCTGGCATCGTAATCATCTTCTCTGGTGACATTACCATACCTTCTGATGCATAAAAATAAGTCAAAGATGTATCTGCATCTGTAATAGTCAATGATGCCTCATTGAAATTAAAGTCTGGATTATCTGTTAGACTTATTGCACCTAAAAATTCTACTAGGTTGTATATACTAAACTCTTGGTTGAATGTTTCTGGAACATTTGCAACTGCAAGAATGTTTTTCATATTCGAGATTGTAGTAAGTTGATTACCTGCACCAACTTTTATACCCGAATTAATAGTGGCGAAGTTCTTTAATATCGCCTGGGTTTCACTTGAAATTTTCATTTTCAGTCTCCATAAATGTATCGTGATTATATAAAGCAAGAAATCCGTAGTGGATAACTTTCAACAGGTCGGCACGATTATAACCGTCCTTCTTTCCGTATCTTTGGGCATATTTCAAAATATTCCCAATACAAAAACCTTCGCCATGTCCACCATCCATGATGAACTCTGTAGCTTGAAATTTGTCTTTTGAGTAATGTTGTTCATAAGTTTTATCTACATAGAGAGAGAACTCCTTGAGGAGTTCTTTCTCGTTGTATTTGTAATCTATACTATTACTCATCTTCTCCATTATACTCCGAAGCGTCTTCTTCTGCAAGGGGGTTTTCCTCTTCTAAAGGATTTACCCCAGCATCGACTTTGGTATAAAGGTCAAGAACAGCAGCCCTAGTTTCTTCATCGAATCTAGAGATACACATTGTTATTGACTTCAACTTATCGTTGAACATTCTGAAAGCGTTTACAATGTGAACTAACCTTCTGGTTGTTATCACATCATCAATGGCGCCTTCATAATAAGTTTTTCTGATTATGTCAGCCCAATCAACTAGTTTCTTACAGAAATCTTCATCAACTTCTCCAGTCAATGCCATTTCTTTTTTAAGAATGTTTCTCTCAGTAGTCACTGGAGGATATTCTTGTTGCATTGTGATAGCGAATCTTTCTAACATCGCCTCATTCATGATTTGAGTCCCTATGAACTTGCCATCTTCTGAACCTTGCCCTTTAGTATTGGCAGTCGCAACAATTGTAAATCCAGGTGTTGGTGTCACCCACTCACCAGTTTTCTTGATAAGGTAACCTTTACCTTCAAGAACTGATTGTAAACACATGAGTTTAT